CAGATTTGCTCGATGTGCCAGCTCGGGATAAACGGGATGCCCGGCTCGACGACATGCCACGCCTGCCGGACAAACTCGTACAGGCTCGCACTGGCCGAGCGCTTGACCAGTTCGGCGTCTACCGCCGCCCTGAGCGCTGCCGCCGTCAGCAGCGTCACTGGATGACCCGCGAGACGCCCTCAATCGCCGGCCGCTCAGCGAGCCCGGCCTTGCCAAGCATCGCCTGCATCTGCCGAAGCTCGGCGTCGCTGAGGTTGCCGAGCGAGACCACCGCCTCGACGGTCGTCGTCGCCTCGCTCTTAACCTGAAGCGGCAACACCTTCCCGACCAGCGCCATGAAGGGGCCGGGATTCTCCACCGCCTGCTGCGCGAGGTACGCCACGCCGCCGGCCTCTGAGAGCGCCGTTAAAATCATGTCCTTCAGCGCCGCCGTATTTTTGTTAGGCGTGCCCGGTTTCCGGCCGCCCTGTCTAACACCCTTTGGCATGTCTTATCAGCGCTACTTAAGCGCCGCCTCTATTTTTTTGCGATTAATTCAACCGCAATTTTTAACGCTAAATCTAAAACAATCTGGCGCAAGCCAGTGGCACTCGCACTCCCCACTCTTGGTCTCATGCGGCCATAGGATAACCCATCCATCCCCCTGCCGGTCGAAGCTGTCGGCCGCGAGCGCCGCCTGCGCGGCCACCATAGCCACCGTCATCTGCCGGTAGCCCCTGCGGTACTCCCGCAGGATGCTCACTAGCTCTGCCATCCCCTTGCGCGTCATCAAGACCATCCTGACCTCCCCGTAACGGTACTGGCCGACCCGGTAACGCCGGTAACTGACGTAACCCCCCTAAAGGGGGGAGTTACGTTACGTTACGTTCGGCGCTACTTTTGCCCCCGGTAACCGTTACCCTCAAGTTACGATACGTTACGTTCCGTTACCCGGTAACTAAACGTAACGGTTACCCAGAAATTACGTTACGTTACCACTCGATTTGCGCAGCATCAGCGCACTGGCGACGACCGCATCGGCCATCACCCAGCCCTCGTCCCTCGCCTCGATGAGGCCCGCCTCCAGCAGGTCGGCGATGAACTTTCCGGTGGCGCTGGGCTTGACCATCTGCCTCGCCGAGGCCTCGCTCAGCCCCTTCTGCTCGACCAGATAGACGATCATCGCCTCCCTGCGGACATACGGCTGGCCGGCGTTCTCCTCGGCGCCTGCGCCCCACCATGCGTTCTCCCAGAATTTCCGGTGCTGCGTCAGCTTGCTGTCCTTCTTCCCGGCCGGCGCCGAGGGCTTGGCGCTCGGGTCAACGACCAGCACTGCACTGCTCACCGGCTCGCCATCCTCATCCTGCCAGCCCGGAATCTCGACCGACTCCAGCCGGCCGTAGACCGGCTCAGCCAGCTCGGCGTCCTTGCTCTTGCGCTGGATGATTTGCAGCGGCTCGCCGTCCTTGCCGGGCACGATGGAGACCTCGATGTCGAGCGCTCCACGCCACGCACTGGAGCCTCTAGCGCGGTGCTGAGCCTCCTCGGCAACGCCAGTGTGATGCACCAGCAGCACGCTGCACTTGAACTCCGCCATCAGCGCGTTGCAGGCGTCGAGCATGGACTTGGTGTCCTGCGCCGAGTTTTCGTCGCCGCAAAGGAATCGGTGCAGCGTGTCGATCACAATCAACGTCGGCCGCTCCGACAAAAGGCGAATATGGTCAACGACTCTGGCGTAACCCTCCGGCGTGTTGAGGTCGCACCCGTCACGGCTGAGCCACATCTTGAGCGCTGTCACGCCGTGGTGATGCTTCCAAGCCGCGACGCGAGCCCGAAGACCATGATGGCCCTCGCCGGCCAGATAGACCACCGCCCCGTCGCGAACGGCGTGCTGCGCCCAGTCAGGCAGATGACTGGCCAGACGCAAGGCCCAGTCCAGCACCACAAACGTCTTACCGCCGCCACTGGGGCCGTGAACCATGATGAGCGCCTGCGCCTGCACCCAGCGCTTCACAAGCCACGATATGGGCGCTGGCTGGGCGCTGAACTCGTCGGCGGGGATGAGCCAGTCGTGCGCCGCTGGTGGCGCCAGCAGCAGCGCGAGGTCATGGCCCGACTGCGCGAAGTCGTTAGCGTCGCCCCTGATAGGGGGCAAAACCATGCGAGCGCCGTACTTGGCGCAGGCCTGCTCTGCGTACCGCTGCCCGACTCCCGACTCGTCGTTATCAGCAACGACAACAATCTGCTGGGACGGCCCGTGCATAGCGCGGAGCGCCCCGACCACTGGCACCAGATTGCTGGCGCTGTAGGCCACCACGCACGGCCGGCCGGAGACCTCGTGGATCGTCGCCGCAGTCGCGAAGCCCTCGGCCACATACAGGACGCCGGGCTCATCTGGCGAGCCCACAAGCCACATCTTGCCGCCGGTCTGGCCGCCGGGGTGATACAGCTTTCCGCCATCGGCGTCGATGTACTGGAGCGAGCTGATGGCACCGTCAATTCCGCAGAGGGGCACCATCAGGCGGCCGTCGCCGGTTATCCGGGCGCCGTGCGGCTGAATGCCCTTTCTCTTGAGGTACTCGTGCTCAGCGCTCGCAGGGCCAGCGGACGACCAGATTTTATCCACCGTCTCGGCGGCGGTGGCGCGCTGCTTGGCCTGCTCCTCATCCCGCGCCGCCTTGGCCTCGGCCATCCGCCGAGCGTGTGCCATTTCCTCAGCGGCGTTGAGCGGTCGCCCGATGTCGGCGCGAAACGTGACCTCAACCCCTGCCCGCCAGCAGCCAAAACGGCCCGCAGGAACGCCATCAGGGAAAACGATGTACCAGCCTGACTTGTCTCCGGCCTTGCCTGACCCCCTTGAGCCAGACCGGAATCGGTGAATTTTGCCGTCCAGCAGGATGTTGTCTGGTGGCTCAAGGCCTGCCGAAAAAATCGCATCTTTCAGCTGGATTTCCGGCGGATCTGGCCGCCTCTCCTCTGGCGGCGGCGACCAAGGCCCGCCAAAAATCTTCGTCAAGTCTGCCATCTGAACTCCCTCTTTTTTGTCGTTGCCGGGCGAGTGTGCTACTGGTTTTCGTCGGCTGTCAACGTCAAACCGTGACGCCAATTGCCGGTGACAAATCAGTAAAAATAATTTTGTCCGCTTGTTGACGTACTTTATTTTAAGGTCTTAGAATTACACCCAGACAGCGACCGGACTTCCCGACTGCTAGGAGCAACTGAAGATGAGCACTGACCTTTCCTTCCTTGATTCAGAAGCCATCGGCCTCAACCTCGTCGAGGCTGAAGACCGCGCAATCTTTCGCCAGCGCATTGCCTACAAGTACCGCTGGTATGCGGTGTGGGCCGTGAACGAGCACATCGGCGGAAACTTCCGCACCCGCGCCGCCGCCGTCCGGGCGCTGGCCGACAAGTACATTGAAGTCACCAAATAAGAGGCAGCAACATGAACAACATCAACAAGACCAACAAACTCGCCGTTGTGATCAGCGCCGCCCTTGCGGCGCTGAACCCCCGCGCCCACTACGCTGCGGACACCATCAGGGGCCGCCAGCGCTGGTCTGGCTCCGACCTAAAGGGCAAGGCCAAGAAGTTTGGCTACGGCTACAGCGTCCAGCGTGACAAGGCCTACGCAGCGCTTAGGGCTGCCGGTGGCCGCATCGTGGCCATCAACAAGGGCCTGCTGGTCACCGCCGTGCAGGTCGGCGTGGACGACTACGGCAACATGATTTTTGACACCCCCAAGGGCGTCGCCGTGCAGATTTCGTCTGCCCGGGCTCGGCTGGTTCGGGCATGAGCGCCCGCTGGTCAAAGGATTGGGACACCGTCGGGTTCTTTGTGCCCGACGCCCCGGCTGTTGATGCCGTCGAATTGTCGCACGACGATGATGACGGCGACCGCCATGTGGTGGATGGCCGACAGCTGCCGATCAGCGAGATCGGCACGCTGACCTTTCCGGTCACTCTACTGGGCAAGTCGGCAAGCGCTGAGCAAGTGCTTTCGTTTGCGCAGCAGTGCGGTCTCGACCGCCGCACCGGCTTTGGCACCTATCATTCGGGGGCGGTGATCGTCGTTGCCGACGGCGAGAAAATTATTTTGCACTGGTCGCGACCAGACGCTTGACGGCCTTAAATTAAGGCCCTAAAGTTCCAACCCACAGGGCAACCGGATTTCCCGACCGCCCAAAGGAGCAACAGATGAACAAGTTTGAAGCCAGCGTTGTTAGCGACCTCTATCTGGCCGGCCGTCAGGAAGACGGCGTGCCGTTTCATGCCGAGCTGTTTTACGTTCAGGTCGAGGCTGAGGATGGTCGCCGCTGGGCGCACTCGCTGGTGATGAAGGGGTGCCGGGTAGAAATCGATGAAGAAGACGGCTACTCCGCCTTCATCGACATCCGCGACGAGGTTCGCCCGGTGCTGGAGCGTCTGGCCGCCAAGGTCAACGCTCATTTGGCCAAGGGTGGCAAGCTGGACAAGCGTCACTGGGACGAGCGCTCCCCCGCTTACGGCTCTGAGGCTTACATCAACAGCGGCGCCGAGCTGGAGACCATCATGTGGGAGAAGGCTCAGGGTTAAGAAGCCACTGACGAGGCCCGGGGGACTGGGCCGAAACCCCGCTCCGGCGGGGTCTGGCAACCAACAACAGAGGAGAAAATTGCCGATGGCTATCAACCTGAGACGCACCAATGCCCTTGCGGCGGATGGTGTCAAGATTCTGGTCTACGGGCACGCTGGTGCCGGTAAGACCAGTCTGATCCAGACCTTGCCGACCCCTGTGATTTTGTCCGCCGAGGCGGGCCTGCTGTCGCTGGCAGGGGCGGACATTCCCTTCATTGAAATCGTTGACGCCGCCAGTTTACGCGAGGCCTACCAGTGGGTCGTCGAGTCGGCTGAGGCTCGCGAGTTCGAGAGCATCGCGCTCGACTCGATCAGCGAAATCGCTGAGGTCGTCTTGAACGCCGAGAAAAAAACGGCGAAAGACCCTCGGCAGGCTTATGGCGCCATGCAGGAGCAAATGGCGGACATCATCCGGGCGTTCCGCGACCTGCCGGGCAAGAATGTTTACTTCACGGCCAAGCTCGAAAAGGCCACCGATGAAATGGGGCGCATCCTGTATGCCCCCTCGATGCCGGGCAACAAGACGGGGCAGAGCCTGCCCTACTTTTTTGACGAGGTTCTGGCGTTGCGCGTTGAGCGTGACGCCGAGGGCGTGCCCCAGCGGGGGCTGATGTGTGATGGCGACGGAGTTTGGTTGGCGAAAGACCGCTCCGGCCGGTTGTCTCCTTGGGAAGCGCCCGATTTGGGCGCGATCATCAACAAGATTGGGGGGCCGTTCTAATGAACAAAAATGTGGAATTGATGGAAGCGCTGGCCGCTGAATGGCGGCATCACAAGGCCGCTGAGGAGGCGGCCACCAGCGCTCGCCGCGCCATCGAAGACCAGTTGGTCTCGATGGCCGGGATTTCTGAGACCCTTGACGGCACCGAGACGCTGGCGCTCGGGGCCTACACCGTCAAGGTTGTCGGCCGGATTGACCGCAAGGTCGATTCCGACAAGGTGCAGGATCTGGCTGCCGAGCACGGCCTGACCGATCACTTGAGCCGGCTGTTCCGGTGGAAACCGGAAATCGTCATGGCGGCTTGGAAGGCCGCAGACGCCAGCATCACCGCGCTACTGGCTCCGGCGGTTACCGCCCTTCATTCAAAATCGAGGTGAAATGACATGGCATTTTTGTCTGAAACGATTGAAGTTGGCTCGCTGCCTCAGGGCAGCGGGAGCTACGACCCCTTGCCGGCCGGCTGGTATCTGGCGGCGATCACGATGGCCGACCTGATGAACACCAAGAGTGGCACCGGGCAGTACATCAAGGTGCGCTACGACATCATCGGCCCGAGCCATCAGGGGCGCGTTGTGTTCGGCAATCTGAACATCCGCAACCAGTCCGCCAAGGCTGAGGAAATCGGCCGGCAGCAGCTTGGCGAACTGATGCGGGCAATTGGGCTGGCCCGGCTGTCGGACACCGATGCGCTGGTTGGGCACGAGCTGAGCATCAAGCTAGATGTCCGAAATGACCCGCAGTACGGGGCCAGCAACGAGGTCAAGGCCTACAAGGCCGCAGGAACCGCTGGATCGCCTCCGGCGCCCGTTGGGTCATCCCCGAGGGTTGCGCCGCCTGAGCGGCCCCATGTGCCGGCTGCTGAGGTTCCCGCCCTGGCGGCGCCGCCTTGGGCTCGCAAGTAGATCGGTAGCGGGCAAAAAAAACCCCGGCCTTCGCGGGAGGGCCGGGGTAATTGCAAGCAACAACAAGGGGAGGAACAGATCGACATGACTCGTCTGCCAGCAAATCTTAGCACCATCG